CTCCAGTCTGCAAGGCCGATCCAAATTTGGATCAACCGCCAAGGCCCTGCTCCGCAGTTCACCGTGTGGCCCACGCCTGACAATTCTCAGACGTACACGCTTGTCTACTGGCGTTTGCGCCGGATTCAGGACGCTGGTGCGGGCGGGACGTACACCCAAGATGTACCGTTTAGGTTCATTCCCGCTTTGGTATCGGGACTGGCCTACTACCTGTCCATGAAGATCCCCGGTGCGATGGAGCGAATGCAGGTACTGAAAGCGCAATATGATGAGGACTGGGATCTTGCTTCGACGGAAGATAGAGAGAAGGCCGCTGTCCGGTTCGTCCCAAGAGAGCAATTCATTAGTTGATCATGGCGTTCAAAACACGCGAACAGGCACTTGCCTATTACAAAAAATATAACGCGGAGAACCGCGATGCGCGTAATGCCGCCCGAAAAAAATGGAACGATGAGAATAAAGAGTATAGGCTGCTTAAACAAAAAGAGTATGCGCAAGCAAATGCTGATAAGCTAAAGCAGTATTATTCTGAGTACAACGCCAAAAGGCCAAATAGTAGTGAGTACCATAAAGCGTACTATGAAGCCAATAAAGCGCGTATAGCTGAGCAAAAAAGAGAGTATCGTGAAGCAAACAAAGAGCGACTAGCTGAAGCAAAAAAAGTTGATTACGAAGTTAACAAGGAAGCACGATTAGCTCAAAAGAAAGAGTATCGCAAAAAAGCTGCAGGCAATATTGCATACCTAAATGCGAGCCGCAAAAAAGCGGTACGAGAGCGCACTCCAAAATGGTTGTCAAAAGATGACAGACTGACAATGAAGTGTGTCTATGCCATAGCAGCAATGCTGACTCGACGCAATGGTGAGCCTTGGCATGTAGATCACGTAATACCTCTGCAAGGCAAACACGTTTCTGGGCTGCATGTGCCGTTAAATTTGCGCGTCATGCGTGGCGCTGAGAACATCTCAAAAAAGAACAAATTTGAGGTGACGCATGTCTAACCGCTTTGCAAACGGCGCAAAGGCATTCGGTTTCTGCGACCGTTGCGGATTTCGCTTTGACCTCAAAAAGCTCAAAAATGAGGTCATCAAAACAAAGCGTACAGCCATAAAATCGTGCCCGCAGTGTTGGAGTAAGGACCATCCTCAACTTTTGTTAGGGACCTTCCCGGTCTCGGATCCCCAGGCCATCCGCGATCCTCGTCCAGACACAAACACTTGGTACTCGTCTGGTGTGACTGCTACGGGCTCGTTCGGCGGGGGTAGCAGGGTGATTGAGTGGGGCTGGGCTCCGATAGGTGGGTCCAGTGGTTTTGATGCGCCCCTGACGCCAAACAGCTTGGTCGGGCAGGGATATGTTGGTACAGTCCAAATTGTCACGACCTAAGGAGTGAAAGATGAAAGATGTTCACAAGCACGAACGTGCGATGCACCCCGGCAAGCCGATGACCAAGCTTGCCAAGGGCGGGAAAGCCTTCAAGAAGGGTGGTCCCACCTCTGAGGACCGTATGCGCCTGGGCAAGAATCTGTCCCGCGCTGCCAACCAGAAGACGGGGTGAGCTATGAGCAAGATCACAAAACTTCCTCCGGCCAAGCAGGCATACCCGCAAGGCCCTGTCAATCCGCGTGACCTGTGCATGGTGGTGGGCAGCATCTCCAAAGAGTCCGCTCCGGGGCCGAAGACCTCCGGGATCAAGCAGCGTGGATCTGGTGCCGCTACTCGCGGCTTCATGTCTCGTGGGCCGATGGCGTGAGGTGAAACTTGAACTACACCGAGTTGCAGACTGCCGTTGAGGACAGCACGGAAAATACGTTTTCCGCGACAGACTTTGCGCTTCTGACGAAGCTGGCAGAGCAGCGCATCTACAACTCGGTGCAGCTTCCTAATCTTAGGAAGACATCAAACCTCACGCTGACCATTGGTAATCCGTTGCTTGTAGTGCCGACAGACTTTCTGTCTGCGTTTTCCTTTGGGGTTACATCGGGCACTACGTTCAGCTACCTGCTGAACAAAGATGTGAACTTCATGCGGGAGGCTTTCCCGAGTTCAACTACAACGGGGACGCCACAGTACTACGCCCTGTACGGGACGCAGACCGGCACTCCGCTGGTGCAGTCTTTCCTGCTTGGCCCCACGCCCAACGCTGCGCTGACGGCGGAACTGAACTACTTCTACTACCCGGAGAGCATCGTCACTGCATCGACCACATGGCTGGGTAACAACTTTGACAGTGTGCTGTTTAACGCAGTGATGTTGGAAGCTGCCCGGTTCATGAAGCAGGAGCAGGACATCGTTGCGCTGATGGACAAAGAGTACGTGCAGTCACTGACGCTGTTGAAGAACCTTGGTGACGGGCGCGACAGGCAGGACAGTTACCGCTCGGGGCAGGTGAGAACGAAGGTGATCTAAATGGCTCTGGTACAAACGCTGTGCTCTTCGTTCAAACAGGAGTCATGGCTGGGTATCCATGATTTGGATACCGACGTTTTGAAGATGGCGCTCTACACGAGCGCCGCTTCTCTTGGTGCAGACACCACGGTTTACACCACAACTAATGAAGTTGTAGGCACAGGCTACACCGCTGGCGGGGTGGTTCTTGTCAACGTCCAAGTCCTTCTTTCTGGTACTACGGCGTATGCGACTTTTGACAACCCTGCGTGGCCGGGGTCTAGTTTTGTCACCCGTGGTGCGCTGATCTACAACACTTCCAAAGCCGACCGTGCTATTGCCGTTTTGGACTTCGGTGCTGACAAAACTGCCGGTCCAAATTTTACGGTGCAACTGCCTGCTGCTTCTGCCACCACGGCAGTAATTCGATTTGCTTGAGGTAAGACATGCCATCTTCATACACCACCTCGCTGCGTCTCACGCTTCCTGCTACGGGCGAATTAAGTGGTCAGTGGGGCAACACTGTAAACACCGGCATTACTGAACTGCTTGATGCTGCGGTAGCAGGTACGACAACGATTTCTACATGGGGTGGCCCTGGAGTTGCGTACACGCTGAGTAACAATTCTGGCACTGCGGACGAAGCCCGCAGAATGTTCATTGTGGCGACGGGCACTCCGGGTGAGGCCAAGAACGTCATCTGCCCTGCGGTGAGCAAGATGTACGTGTTCAGGAACGACACGACGGGTGGCTTTGCCCTGACGCTGAAGACCTCTGGGGGTACGGGTATTGCGGTCCCAGCGGGCCAGTACAAGCTCCTGTACTGTGACGGCACGAACGTGGTGGAGGCGGTTAACTCACTGGGGCCTGTGGCTTCGTTGACGGCTTCTCAGGCGGTGTTTACTGACGCCTCAAAGAACTTGGTGTCCAACGCCATCACGGGCACGGGCAATGTGGTGATGTCCACCTCTCCCACGCTGGTGACCCCGGCCTTGGGCACGCCCACTGCTTTGGTTGGCACAAACATCACCGGCACTGCGGCAGGTTTGACTGCGGGTAACGTAACAACCAATGCAAACCTGACTGGCGCAGTCACAAGTGTAGGCAATGCTACCTCTTTGGGTTCATTTAGCTCTGCCAATCTGGCTGGTGCTTTGACAGACGAGACAGGAACAGGCTCTGCGGTCTTCGCCACCTCCCCAACGCTGACCACCCCCAATCTTGGAACTCCATCTGCTCTGACGCTGACCAACGCCACGGGCTTGCCTCTCTCGACGGGCGTTACGGGCACATTGGCTACGACGAACGGCGGCACGGGACTGACTTCCTTCACCTCCGGTGGGGTTGTCTACGCAAGCAGCACAAGTGCGCTGGCTACGGGGAGTGCGCTGACGTTTGATGGGACGAACTTTGCGGTTAGCGGTGTTGGAGTTTTTGGGGCCGGAACAACGAAGTTACGAACCTATTCTGATAGCACATACAGCGGCATCTTCAATGGCGCATCCCTTACGGCAGCAGAGTGCATTTACATGGGCGCGGGGACTCAGTTTTTTTATGCGGCGGGTGCCGAAGGCATGCGCCTCACCAGCAGCGGTCTGGAGGTCAAGCAGAGCCAACTGATCGGATATTCCTCATACGCAGGCATTGGCACCAACGGGCTGGCGGTAGCGGG